GGCCCGTAGCCGGTCGTCAGGACCGCGCCATCGAAGAAGCACGCGCCGAAGTTCGTTTCTCCTGGCAGGACATATTTCTTCGTTCGCCACGTCATGTTCATGAAGGACGAATTGAGCGCGTCAAACTCGCCGACTGCGTTGCCCATTAGAAAATAGAGCTTGCCAGCGCCGACCTCGAAAAACAGATAGCTCGAATAGAGGTCCGATCGCGTGAGGAACGGATAAGCTCCCGTCATGTCAATGAGGATCGAGCCTTGAACCGTAGCAAGGCTTTGATTTACATACGAATAGCAGAAAACGTAAAGCCCCATGTATTGCGCCGAAACGAACGTCGATGGGTTCATCGTTCGCCACTGGTCGGTCGTAAACAGACCAGTCACCATTTGCGCGCCCTGCCCCGAAATTGAAACGAGGCCATCCGTTGACGCATAGGCCACGGAATATCCGAGGTTAACGATGCTTCTCTTGCTGACGCCAGGGTAATTTACGTCGAGGCGTTCCATCGTCATCGCGGACGGGTTAATGCCGGTCACGACATATGGATAGCCGTCTGTGATAACCGCGATCGACTGGCCAAAGGCGGCGATGCCGACGATGTTGTAATCGGTCGCCAGCGAATACATCTGCGGCCAAGCGTGCGGCTCCCACGGCTGGGCGAAATAGAGGTTCTTCCCCGAGAACGCCGCCATCATGCCGTTCGGGAGCGGGATAATCCCCGAGAGAGTGTCAACGGGCGGATCGAAGTTAAGCGACGGCAAAAGCTGCTGGTCGATGTTTGCCTCGACGTTATCGACAAACGAAAGCGCCGCTACCGGGACCGGGACATTGGCGATGAAATAGAAATTGGTCGTGCCGTTCGAGTCGGTTTGCGATCGGTAGATGTTGACGCTCGTGATGCCTCGAACCTGTAGCGTGTCCTCGAAGCCTGTTAGCGTCACATTCATTCCATAGCTGCGGAGAACCGCATTACTCACCGTCGCCGGCTGTGATTCCTCTCCGTATTGCGTCATATAAGTATATGTATATACGTAATATTGCTGCGTCGCGGGGTCTGGCGTGCCAGTGACGGCCGCCGTGAGCGCGCCGGCAGGTGGATTGAGCGCCAGCGGGAACACGGTCGATGAGTCGACGACAAGCTGCGGCGGCCCGTTTCCGGTGATGTAAAGGCGGTTGGCCGCGATCGGCGCGGGGGCGACGTCGACGATTTCGCTCCACTCGAACCAAGTGCCATCTTTCACATAAAACATGACGCTCGACGACGCGACGACGCGCGTTAGCGCGGGATAGCGCAGCGGCGTGAGCGAGCCGTCGACGAGCTTGCAGTTGTCCGCGATCTGTGCCGCGCCATCCGGAAGCAAGCGCGGGATCGTGCGAGGAACCTCGCCGGTGAAAGCCGTATTCGTAATCAAAACGCACCCCCTATCGCGTCCTGCGCGAGACTTGCGGCCCACGGGGCTTCGAGGATGGCCGCTGCGGCGGCGTTCGCGTTGACCACGGCGAGCGCGGCGACGGCTGCGGCCTCGGCGGCCGTCGCTCCAGCGAGGGCGGCTATCGCGGCGGTGTTAGCGGCGCTCGCGGCGGTTTGTGTCGCGGTGTCGTATGCAAGCAGAGATGTCGCTGCGGTGAGCGCCGCCTGTGTGATGTTGTTGGCTGCGGTCGCAGAAGCCACTGCGCTGGTGTCGGATGTCACCGCCGCAATCGCCGTCAGAAGCGACGCCTGATCGGCAGCGAGCGTCGCCGCGTCTGAGTTCGCTGTGTTCTGTGCGGTGTTGTAGTTGTTCAGGTCGGAAATCGCGATAAGGTTTAGGACCGTGTTTGTATAGCCCGCTCCGGCAGCGACAAGGACAGCCGCATCAGCCGTGGATTTCGCGCTCGCCGCGTTTGATGCGGACGCGATCGACGCGATTTGGTCTGCCGCCACGGTCGCGGTGAGTGTCGAGACTGTCGCTTGGGCCGTCGCCAGCGTAGCATTGGCAGTCGAAAGCGCGCTGGCCGTAGCCGCCGCCGCCGTCGTCGCGGTGCCAAGCGCGGTGGTGTCGGCGCTGACAACCGCATTAGCGGCAGTCAGAGCAGCCGCAGCGGCCACGGCATTTGCCGTCGCCGTCGCTACTGAGTCGGCCGTGACAAGCGCCTCCGCATTGGCGATCATCTGCGCCCACGATAAGCCGGGGATTTGGCACACACCTTCGGGGCGCGCGAGCGTCGAGTTTGTTTCTCCCGACAACGAAACGCCAAACAGCGTCTCTTGAAATGTCGGGTTATCGTCGCGAATCGGGATCATCAACTGCTTGATGGTGTCGCCCGGCGCATAGGTGAGCGATCCTGTTGTCGCCGTGTAGTCGCCTGGGTGGAAGGCGGTTATGTCGACGGTCGAATAGGTGACGACAACCGGAAGCGGGCTCGGCTGTGACAACCTGACAAGGAAAATCGCCGTCCGCATTTACTCGCCTCGGTCAGTAGAAATCGGCCCGCGTGCGCGCATGAGCGCGTTGCTGGCCGCGAACATTGAAGGCGAAGTGCTTGTCGCAAGCCGCGTTGAATTGGCCCATATGGACTTGCGCGCCCTGCGGATCGTAGGTCGGCTGGCCAGGGATCATCTTGATGCGAGCGATTGCGCCGTCCGCGATCGGGCGAGCGAACTGATCGAACACGAAGTCAGGAACCACCGTCGCTCCCTCGGACGGGCGCAAGAACATACTGACGCGGAGATGGCCGTGCTGGGGCGCGAGAATAATCATCGAGCCAGCGGAGATTTGCGTGATGCAGAACCGTCCGTCGTTGCGTCGCTCTGACATTGGCGGGAGCGGAACCAATGGCGGCGGCGTGTAGCCGGGTTGCCATTGGTCTATGCTCGGATATTGATACTGTGGGGCCGCCTCTCCCTTGTAGCGCGGCGGCGGAATGTCCCATGCCGGGATGAGGCTGAATTGCTCGCGGCGAAGCTTGCGATTGTTGAACCACGCTTCTTCGATCTCGTAGACGCTCGCGCCCTTGATCGACATTCCGGCGAAGCGATGTCCTTCATCGCCTTCAAGAAACTGCTCGTCGATAACGAGCCGCCAACAGCGCGTGCGCTCGCATAGCTCTTGCGACGCCCCGAGAAGATACTGGATTGCCACCGGGTCTGACGTGCCTGGAACGAACGGCAGGACGAACGGTAGGAAGTTGCTGAGAAGCTTCACGCTGCGCTCCCCGGATTAACTGGAACCTTCGTGTTCGGATTGCGCGTCTCGTCTTTTGCTCTGACGCCGATTGCGCCCTGGAACTGCTGATAATGCGCTGCGGCGCGCGCGAGGCTTCCGGCGAACGACGAGTCTTTCGAGTAGGCGCGATACATGACGTAATCGACAAGCGCGCCCTTATACATATCGTGAACGTCGATCGGCACATCATAAGTGGCAATTGCCGTGCTCTGTGTAGCGTTCAGCACGATGGACGCGCCCGTTAGTGAGCCTATGCCCGCTACGGTGAGAAGCATCGCATTGGTGATGCTGATTGGCGCGGAATAGCCGAGGCCGGCGTTAACGAGCGAGACGCCAGTCAGCGCGCCAGCGGCGATCGAGAATGAAATCTCCCACGCGGTTCCGCCGACTGGTGGCGTCGCGTCGGATAGGGTGAATGAGCCTGTCGTTCCTCCGGCTCCCGGCGTCACCGTGCCGAGCGACAAAGCCAGCGGCCAGACTTCGGCGGGGATCGCCGAGGCGATCACTTCGACAATTCCGGTGCCGTCATTCCCCGGATAGACGTAGAAGGCGAACGGGTCGTCTTCATCGAAAATCACGTTGGCGACGATCGAGGTTTGCGGCGTGCAGTTCGAATCGTGCCAGTCGGGTGCGACTGCATCGAGAGTGAGGCGGTCGATGACGCGGACGACGCGCCCGCCGATGCGCGGCGAGTCTGCGTTCGTCTTGAGGTTCCGCACCACGCGGAGAACTTGGGCGTATGCCGGCGGGACGGTCTGATAGGTGCCGGCGACAAGAGGGAGAACGAGCGATTCCGAGAGCGCCGTTGGGTTCTGGAGAACGATCTCCCTCATGCCGTCGTTGAGCCAAGTGACAAGCTCAATCAGCGGCCAGCGGGTATTTGCGGTGTCCTGCAACAGGATCGAGGCGCGCTGCATTACCCAACTGGCGTAGGTGGTCATGGCGTTACGCCGCGTCGCGGAGCGCGGCGGCGATGGCCGCAACCTTCATGTTCTGCGCCGGCGGCGTGCCGAATTTTTCCTCATAGAGTTCGGCGAGCGCGGGGCGCTGCAAGCCGGCAAGGTTGGCGACTGGCGCGGGTTCATCGATGACGGGCTCGGCCGGCGCTTCCGGCTCTGGCTCAAGTTCATCGGCGATTTCGGTCAGCGCGACGGCGGCGACCACTTCCGCGACTTCCTCGACTTCGGCGAGACGATAGCCCTCCTTGATCGAAAGCAGTGTTCCGAGATGGGAAGGGAGTTTCACGTCGG